TATATTCATTTGCAAGAGTTTTATTCCGATTTATCATTGAACCCATTTCACTTCTGCTAGGAGTAAAAGGAATTACCCATGACCATTTGAAATGATCTAAAAAATTAGCTGCATCTTCATATTTATTAGCTAAACCTCTTTCTTGATTATCAAGCCAGCTCATAATTACTCCTTAACGTAATACATATTTTTGATAGTACTCCCAAGGAGTTAATTCAGCAGGTCTGTTAGCATTAGCATATGCTTCAGAATAAACATTATTTACATCCCTGTTAGCATTAACTCTATTTACTGGTACAGGCTGTCTGGCAGCATTTCTTGCTGCTATAAAAGCACTCTTAGGTACTCTTCTACCATCTGGTAATACCACCATCATTTCTGCATTAGGATTACCCTGTGCTACAGCTACAGGTGCTACACCTTCAGATATACCTGGAGGAAGCTCTCTTCTAGGTGCTACAGCTGTAGTTTCAAGTGGTCTTTGACTGAATGGTACATAATCAGCATTATCATATTTAACAGTACCATCAGGCAATACAACACCTGTTCTGCCATTAAGATTAAATGAGTTTCCTTTATTTAAATTACTATCCCATCTGTCAGCATCCCATATAGAACCATATCTCGGTAAGGCATGAGGGGCATCTGGACTGTTAGGTGCAGGATAAGTATAAGCAGGTCTGCCATAACCTATGCTGCTGTATCCCGGATTTCTTCTGACAGTAGCCCAATATTTTACTGCCTGAGGATCAGTATCCATACTAAAAGTACCTACACTCATAAACTGCTCCCTGCTCTAGCTTGTTTTAACCATTCAAATCTTTGTTTAGTTCTATCTTCATCAGCCTGTGCCAATGCCATTTGCTGATTAAAAGCTTTTCTCTGAAGATTAAACATATCCTTATTTAATCTGTAATTCTGCATAGCAGACCAGAATGTACCTATACCCTGTAATGGCATAAGAGGATTTTGTACTAAATTATTACCCCAGCCTCTGGCATAATTAAGCCAGAATCCGTCTTTAGGATCATACGGAAAAGCTAATTGCTGATTCTGGTTTTGATTTTCTCCCATAAATCTTCTCCATTTTTTTAATGATTCTATTACCTTAATAACTGCCTAAAAAATTCAAGTAATTTGTATAAAAATACCTGTAAATCCTTTATCAAACCTGTAGAAGTCTAATTCTTCATCCTGAGGATCAAAATACTTATCTGTTATAAAAGCATTAATCTGCATATGTTTAGCTAATATAGAATCAGATACTTCACTGTATTTAGTATATCTGTTGGATAAGGAAATCATTTTATTATTAAGTTCATTTGTTTTCTGTTCTAATTTTTTAGACTTATCTTCCATTATCATACCAGGTAGAGCACCTGTAAAATCAGCAACTTTAGTACCTAATTCATCCAGTATGGATTTAGGCTGATCAAATGTAAGTTTAGTATAATCAAACTGTTTAGTAGTACTGTCTATAAGAGAACCAGAAGTCTTAGTATCAGTCTGAATTACCTGAGTAAATATAGCTTTACATATACTCATTCCTACCTGCATGAATGCAGCACCCCAATTATGAGTTTGAATGGCATAATAAAACTGAGGATTAGTAATAGTTTCTATCAATACACCTAATGCAGGATTAACCATCATAAGAGCAGAGTTAGCTACACTAGATAAAGCATTAGCAATACTCTGTAAATCAAAACTGCCAGCCATTACGCAATCTGCCATAGCACTGGATAAAGCTATAAAACCTGCTCCTCCAGGAAGGCATACCATACAAACTATATTTACTACAGAATTAATTACATTTGCCAGCATACCCTTAATATGAAATATCTTACATGCCATTTTAACTGCCAGTTTAATAGCAAGCATGATAAGTACCATAATAAGTATATTAAGAGCTATATTTATAGCTGCATTAGCAGCTAATACAAAAGGAGTACCTCCACCCCAGGTAAGTATAATAATTACTATGGATACTATTATTCGTATAACTGCAAACCAGGTAGATTCATACCACTTCTTTTTAATTTTAATATAGGTATTATGTATAGAACGCATACCTATAAGCAGTATATCATTACCTACAATACCACCTAATCTGCGTCTTATAATGATAGGTAATATAGGGATAAGGCATTCATTCTTATCCTCTTCTATTTCACCATTTTTAATAGCTTCTAGATCGTCTTTAGTATAAGGTTTAAGATTAGAGAAATTAGGAAATTCTCTTTCCATAGCCTTACCATTGTTATAAGAAGTAAATTTAACACCTTCTATAACAAATTCTTCATATTCAGAAGGAGATATCTGTTTCCGTATTCTTAAACACTTTACTTTAGTAGCTATGGGTATAGTTGCATTCCCTATATTACGAGATACTATCCTTGTTTCAGAATACCCTTCAGAAGTAAATCTATGAAATTTAGCTATATTACCTGATTTAACTGAGTAATTAACTTTATTCCAGGAAAAGTGATAATTAAAAGCCTGATGTTTATATGATATTTTATTAGAATTTAAGTTACCTGATTCATATATGAATTTAAAAAATTCATACATATATCTCATTACTCTTTGATCATTAACAGTAACATCCAGAGCAAAAGTAAGACAAATATCAGTACAGTCTTTTATATCACTTTTATAATCATCATCATCTGGAGTATTGTTATTTAGCTGAGCATCCCCATTAAAATTATCTACCAGATCTTCCCAGTCTATCTGCATTCTTTTAAGAGCTTTTCTAGTAGCTTCATAATGTACAGGATCTGCTATTTTAATAGATTTTTTATTCTTTCTGGCAAAAAATGAAGGATAGTGAGTTACTGTATTTTTACTAAACCAGATATCAATAAACTCATTACTATGCTCATTTATATTATAAGTATAGTAATGAATTTCATCCTGAGAGTTCTTATATTTAACTATAAGGTAATCAGATTCTAAATCAGTTACTGTTACACCAAGGTCTATATTATGTGATCTTACTTCTGTAGAAGCACCGGGTCCTCCACCATGAATAATAGTTTCATAATAATTAAGATTAAGTGTATTATCATCATCTACTGATACAGATTCAAAATAATACACAGTATCATTTACTACTATAGTAGACTGTTCTTCATTGTACTGATAATCATTTATCAAAGTATCATAAACCATAGCAAAGAATAGTTCTTCACTGGCTTGAGTAAGAGACTGCGATATTAATTCTCGAATATCTATTACAGAAGATAAAGCATTCTTAGGTAAAGGCTCTATAAGTACTGTACCTGTAGGAGTACCTATAGAGTCTGCATAGCGTTTACCAGGTTGACAGTTTTTAGCAATTTTATACAGAGTACCTGTTATAGAGTTCAGTGCAGCATCTTGATACATATCCTGTAAATCTGAACCTTTTAGCTGTAAATGATTATATACACAGCCTGCCAGAGTATTACCTATAGCATAGTAATTATTTATGGGAGAAGACTGTGTATTATAATACTTTCTGTATTTGCTCATTAGTCATCTGTCTCAAGTTTAGAATCAGGGGCATAATGATTCATGTACTTCTTATGTTCACCAGAATACTTGTCAGTATTCAAAGGCTCAAGACCATATGCCTTTCTGAGGTTATTAAGGTACTCAATGGAGTTACCTCCATTAAGTCCATAATAAGAAGCACCTATACCCTCTGAAGCTTCAATAGTTGAGAATGGGTCCATAACAAATGTTTTAGCCAGAGACAGAGCAGCAGCCTTTTTAGCATTTTCTACAGTTGCTTTAGATGCAGCAAGTTCCTGTGCAATAGTACCTTGAATATTAGTACCATCTTTAACAGCAACACCTGAATCTATAACATCCATAGTTTTAGCCTGTTCACTGAGAGTCTGAGCTTTAATCAGAGGTATTTTTTCTTTTTCTACTTCTAACTGAGCTCTTTTAATCTCAAGTTCTACATCTGCCTGCTCCAGCTGTTTTTCTTTAAGCTTTAATTCAGCTTCATTAAGTTTCAGTTCAATAGCTACTTTCTGTCTTTCCAGTTTAAGCTTCTCCAGCTCAATAAATGGAGCATCCTGCTGTAAAGCATACTGAGTAGCAAACTGTAATACAGTCTGCATGGCACCCAGATAAGTAGTAGCATAATTAGAACCTGTAATACGGTTCTTTTTATACTCATCTTGAATGTGCAGTTCTACTGCACCCATTAAAACATCAAATACACCATTACCGCTTAATGCAGATTCTGTAAGAGTCTTTACTGAGCGTATAGGAGAAGTTAAATCTATATCAGAAGTATCTATTTCTATGGACATTACTTAGTACCACCATTTGCTGCATCTCTAAGAGCCTTATCCTTCTTAAGTTTATCTAACTCATCTTTAGTAAGATCAGGTAAATCAGTTACAGAATATGCAGGTGTCAACTTAGTCTCTGTTTCAGGCTGCTTATTATTAAGATTAGAAGGAACCTGTACATAGTTAATACTCTTAATATGATCTATCATTACCTGTTCCAGGAAAATAGGCTTATCAAATAATACAGCCTTACGAACAGTCATATATCTGTTCATAATACAAAAATACTTAGCAGACTGGTGTAACTCATTAGGATTAAGAGGCTTAATAATTACTCTCTTAAGCTTCATAAGCTCACCCATATCAATTTTAGTATTGTCTTTCTTTACTTTCTTGGCTTCAGCATCTTCAATTTTAGCTAATAGAGTATCATCTGAAGTTTTAGATGTATATCTAATTCCAAGTTCATCTGCTTTAGCTCTAAGCATTTCAGTAGTCATTACAGTCATTTCTATTTCCTTACTAAAAAGGTAGGGCTAAAGCCCTACCAAAACAACAATCATCATCGAGGAATAAAATCAGGCTCTTGCTACAGACTTAATACACATAAGTCTTTCTGGTCTAAGTACCATAAAGCCATAAGTCCACTGGATAGACCAGAAACCATGACGACCATATGGATCATGATATGGATCAGCAGACTGCTCACCAGGAGCACGAGACATAATCTCAAATTTGAAAGACTTACCATCAGTCTTAAAACCAATAGTATTAAATGCCTCAGGTCCGATAATAAGCATATCAAAGATATCATACTTAGTAGTAGTTACAGCATCATTACCAGTACCAGTTGTAGTAGAGGTAGAAGAATATACTACAGTATCACTCTGAGATACGCTGCCGCCTGCATTCTTATGATATACCATATCAGGTACTTCTACGATACGGAACTCATATACCCTACCAATTTCACCCTTAACAGGCTGAGTCTGAGCACCATATTGCTCTACTGGAATAAAGGCAGGACGATTATGCAGATCAAGCATAGTCATGAAAGTCTGTCTCATCTCAGGAGGGCAGTAAATAGTCCAACCACCTGCTACAGTACGGGTATCATTCATAGTAGAACCAGTAAGCATCTTATACTGCTTAGGTACACGGTCATCCTGCAGCTGCTTTGCAATCTTAATGAGGTCTGAAAAAGTCAGCTCATTAGCAGAAGTCATATTAGCATCAGATGCAGCATTACCAGGTCTATAGGTATTAGCAGCTGCGTTAGTAATAAGATCAATCTGAAGAACATCTTCAGTAATCTTATTAGCACCTCTCATAGCCTCACGATAGAAGTGAGAGAGAAGGTCTGCCTGAGTATCAAACTGTACCTCATCCTTGGTATACTCAAAGAAGAAGCCAAGATCAGATACAGTACCTTCAATAAGCTCACGGGTAAAGCCTACACGGTTATATCTACCACCATTCTCACCGATTACTGGAAGCTTACCAGAAATAGTAGAGATATCTCTGGAAGAACCATACAAATTACCATTGGCATAGTACAGACCATTAGCATCAATACCCTGATCATTAATATTGCGATCATCAATCAGAGGACGCCATACATAATCCTTAATATACTTACCAGTATTAGGAGCAAGATTACGGGTAGTAGCCAAAGGTTGGAAGAACTGTTCCTTGGCTTCCTCAATAATTACCTTACGGGAAAAGTAATCCTTAACAGCCTGTGGAAGGGAAGCAGTACCAGTATTAGTAGTATCAGCAGATCCAGTTTGAGAGTTATATGGACCTCTACCGCCATTACCATACTGATGACCATAAGAAATAGTACCATTTGCACCGTCAGAATAACCTCGGGTATTAGCACCTGCTTGTGTAGCATTATTTGCATATTCAAAAGACATTATCTATTGTTCCTTAATAATTCATTAACATCAATCTTCAGGAACTCTTCATCAGAACAATGCAAAGGGTCATAAGATACAGGTCTATTTACATTAGTTCTTACCGGACCTGCACCCTGCTTTCTCTGTTGCATCTGCATTTGCTGCTGCTGCTGAAAAGTCTGAGGACTGTACTGGGGTTGTGGGGGTGTAACAGGTTGCTGTGTATATTGAGGCTGTATCTGCTGCTGTTGTTGTACAGGAGCAGGTTGACCATATAGCATATTACCTATTACGTCTATTGCATCAAAATCATTCATACCTCTAATGCGTGGGTCATTCACTACTCTAAGATGATCGAGTTCTCCTTTGATTGTTTCATAGATTTTTCCATCACCACTGAGCATATTACTTAAAGATAACAGTAGTTTAGGATTTCTACGGAAATTTTCTTTAGAGGGTTCATCAAACTGTTCGAGAGTATCTGCTACCTTATTAAACATATCGGTACGTCTGAGCTCATCACATACTTCCTTAAATTCATACTGAGCATCTGAAATAGTATGATTAGTAGGGACATAGGATGATGTATCTACTTCTTGTACAGGTTCACCAAACTCATTTTTCTGTGGTATTAACTTAGTTACATCAATACCTCTATCTTTGATAAGCTTAGCGATTGCTTGAGGATTACCATTATAGAGATCTATTACATAATTAAGGTTATTACCCAGCATTCCCTGATCTTCCAGGGTTCTCATTTCTTTGAGTCTAGGCTTTAATGCCTGTTGTTTTCGGGTATAATCTACACCCATTTGCATTAAAGAAACTGCTTCATCTATACTGCGAACTTGAAATTCTTTACCACTGGCTTTAAAAGGAGCAGTAATTTTTTCATAAGCCTGCTTATAGATTGCAGGATCTATATTAGATTCCTGAGAAGTAGATTGCTCAGGATTATCATAATTCTGTTCTAGCTGCTGTTCTTGCTGATAATCATTATTAACCTGTTGAGGTGCTGTTTCTTGTGATTGTGTATATTGAGGTTCCTGCACCTGAGACTGATTATCATTATTTTTATTATCTAAAATTTCATATGCTTTATTTATGAAATCTTGTGGATTAATCTGACCAAATTGTTCATCATTAAGAATAGGGGTATTATCCATTTGCTATTTCCTCCATTTCTTTAAATACTTCTGGATCTTTAAGGGCTGCTTCTGCAGACTCACCTTCTAACTTAAGACAATGTAAAAATGACTTAAGGTAGGAAATAGCTCTTAACTTATCACATCGTTCCTCATACTGCTGTTTAGTTGCGGTCTGAGATAAGAGTGAAACCAGAATATCTATTTGAGACTGACAATAACCTTCAAGAATAATAGCCTTGAAATCGTCATTTTGTTCCAGTCTCTTAAGAGCTTCCAGCCTTTCTACTTGCTTCTTAGCCTGTTCAACTGTGTAAAACATTATTTAGATTTTCCTTTTTTATTTAGTTGTTTCTGTTTGGTTCTTTCCTGCTCAATTAAGAAATCCATGTATTTTTCTTGCATAGATTTATCTGCCTGAGCCTTTGCCTGCTGAGCCATAAGCTGCATATCCTGATTATGCTTAACTCCATTAATATCATTAAGATAATCCAGATCAAGCTTATGAGCCATAGACTCATTATATTGAGCTTTAGCCCTTTCAGACTGTATTTTACTGAGTAATTCCTGAGGCTTAAGCTGCATATCAAGCTGAGCTCCAAGCATTTCACTCTGAGCTTTAGCACCACTGAGTTCAGTATCTGCTCCAAGTTTTTGTACTTCTGCTTGAAGTTTATCAATCTGAGCCTGCAACAGTTCAAGCTGCTTTTCTGCAATTTGTTGCTGCATAGGATCTGGTGGGGGAGGCTCAAATCTTGCTATTCTTTCTGCTAATTCAGGCATTTTTCTTAATTTACAGATATCAGCTAATATCATCTGAGTCATTCCCTGGTCTACGGTATTACCAAGTGTCTGCAGCATAAATGCAAGGGATTCTGCTTTGGCATTATCCTGTTCTGCATTAGCAATTATTAAATCCAGATCAAATTCACCTGCCAGATCATCTCTATGAATCTCTACAAAATCCTGGTTAGTAATTCTTATTACTTCTTTATCATTAAGCCAGAGAGCATTCATGGCTATTATCTTTCTGGCTACTTTTTTAAGACCATCAGATAATCTTCTTAATATACCCATTTCACGCTTGGAAGCACTGTCCAGTACACCCTGTACACCTGTAGCAGTAGAACCTAAAGCATCACCTGTCATACCTGTGTTATAAGATTTAACACCTGTGAGTGCTTCTGCTTCCTGTTCCTGACTTTGTAAGAAAGGCATTATAGTCTGAGGTATCTCAGGGAACTGATGCTGGAATATACCCTGTTGAGGATTCATATTAGGATTAAATTCATAATCCCTGCCTTCACTAAATGCTTTCTTATTTACAGGATCTAGGAACTGCATAGCCATACCTGTCTGAGAGTTTGCACTCTTACCTAACAGGTCAATAATACCTCTTGTAACAGCACCTATAATAAGCTGATTATCTGCTATAAGAGCACCATCTGGTTCACCATATACACTTCTTGGTATAGGTAAATGAGCTACTACTACAAATGGGGGTTTATGATCTGGAAATGGATTCTCCGCTAAGCGGATCATAACGTCACTAACCCAAGTAGCAACAATAGGTACTTTAGTACCATCCCCATGTATATCCCAGTTACCCCAGTACTCATATACAGTTAATTTCTTTCTGGCTTTATCCTTAAAATCTTCTCCATGAGTTAATTCATTATCATAATCTCTGGAAGTACTATCTGGTATCTGATCTATATTTATATACCTTCCATCTGCAAGTAAATCAGCCTTACAGGAAGTATATTTATAGATAATATATTCTGCTCTGTCCAGATTACCTTCACAGGTAGGGTCTATATATACATCAGTATAATGGCATATATCCAGAGTAGGTCTGTTAATAAGTTTAGTAGTCTGTTGATATACTACTCCTGCTTCCTGTGGCATATATGCAATAGGAGGCATTTGCTGCAGCATCTGCTGAGCCTGAGCTAATAACTGTTCCTGTACTTTCTGTAATTCTTCTTCAGGTAAAGGCTGTTGTGCCTGAATCTGTTGTATTTGTTGTTGAACTTGAGCAAATACCTGCTGTTCTCTTTGTGCTTCTTCCTGCTGAGCCTGAATAATACAGGCTTTCCACTGATCAGGTACATTTTCTACATAGATAGTATCCTGCATAAGCTTTTTAACCCGATTAAAACGGGCTATAGAATCTGCATCAGAAGGATCTACAGGTACAGTCTGATACTGAGGTACTGGTACATCTAATAATTCTTCTTTTTCTTCCCAGCCTACTCTAATAATAGCAGTACCACAGTCTACACAGGCTCTAACATAATCATCTATAAATTTAATCTTATTAACCTGGGTATTAAACTGATAGTTTATAACCAGTTCATTCTGTTTTGCAGCATAATTATCTTCATAAGATACAGGATTTACTCTAAAAATAGAGTCAGTAGATAAAAATGGTTCAGACAGACTGGCATATTTCCATTCTGCCTGTTTTCTGATTAATTTAGGCTGTATAGTAGAACGAGTAAGCCTCTCTTTTTTAGATAATAAGATGGGTTCTGCCCGTAAATTACGCATATACTCATCAATTATCTTTACCTGAGCATCATGACTGGCAGTACAATTAGTATAATCATCTTTTAAATCAGCTACTTTAGGTTCATTTTCCCAGTCAGTTAGCTTATAATCAATTTCATCCATAAATGACTCTTATGTTGCATTATGGGCGAATGTTCAAGAATAAATTTTGAGAAATTCAAGAGGTTTTTAATGAAAATTAAACCATTAATAGAAAATTTTATAAAACCAGAGTATAAAAGGGACCTTTCTGGTGGTCTAGATCTGTATTTACAACAGGATATTGAGCTTACAGTAGGTATAGATAATGTAATTAACCTCGGTTTTGCAGCAGAAGTACCTGAAAGACATGTAGCAATACTTGTTCCAAGGTCTTCTGCAGGCATGATAGGTATCAATTTACGTAATACAATAGGTGTAATTGATGCTGATTACAGGGGTGAATGGATAGCCCATATAGTTATTGATGAACAAGGTGATAATTTTTGGGGAAATACCCTTAAATATAAACGTGGTGACAGGATATTACAGGTACTTATAGTACCCGTACAGCATGTAGATATAGAAATTACTGATACCCTGTCTATTACAGACAGAGGTGATGGTGGATTTGGTTCAACTGGATCGTGATCTCCAGTTAATAATATCTAATTCTGCTTTTCTTCTTTGGAACTGGAGATTTATTAAGTCACTGGTTCCATTTTCTTTTACTACCTGCTTATATCCTTCCATTAATTCTTCTGTAGTTTTGAATCTGTGAAACAGATTATTTTCATCTTCAGGATATATTTTTACTTCTGGTTTAGGTTTTAATAGTGGCATTACTTACCTCATATAGTGTATAAGATAGTTATTATTATAACTTAAGGAACTATTATGAAAACTGTTAAGACCACACATATTCAGGGTGTATTATTAGATAACATGGGTAATACCATGAAAGAAGCCACTATTACAGCAGAGAAGACAGACAGAGATTTGTCATATACTGGTTTAAGGGTATCTACTAAAACTTCCATAGAGGGGGTATATAATTTTAAATTATTAGAAGGCTTCTATAGAATCTTTGTTACCCCATCAGATAAGAAAACAGAAACAGAAATAGGTACAGTACATGTCAATACTGGAGATTATGATAAGGCTTATACTCTTGAGGAATTACTTGATAAATAATATGTACAAGTACATTCTTATTGCAGCAGGTATATTACTTATTTCTACAGGGGTATACAGTTATAACAAAGGTTATAATACTGCTAAGCAGTATTATGAGACAGCTTTGAATACTAATTATATACAGTCCCTGGAGAATACTAAGCGATTACTGGTAGAGCAGGATATAAGAGAAAAGAGTATAGTATCTTCTTATATAGCAGAGATATCCCTATTAAAAGAGGAACAGCAGAATGAAATTGAGAGTATTAAATCTACTATGCTGTCTAATACTGTTAAGTGCATGTCAAACTCCCATACAGGCAGTACAGGAGTGTCCTCCAAAACTCCAGTTAGACCCAAGTCTGTCTGTTACACAGAAGCCCAATTACTTAGAAAGATTAAAAAAAGTATGGCTATTGCAGGAGAATGCGACCAGCTTGCAATAAAATATAATACCCTCCTTAGTATCTGTAAATAGTTGATTATTGCTATAGTACGTATTACTATCTAGTTTTTACTTGGAGGGTATATGATATTAATAGCATTTATTAATATCCTGTTAATAATAATCATACAGCTAATGGAGTTACCTCTATTACTGAAGTTTATATGTATAACAGGCTTATTAATTTACTTATACTATTTATTCTTAAAATCTACTGAAGATCTTAAGTAAAAGAATACCCCCTATATACAGGGGGTATTTTTATATGTAGTAATAATATGTGTATGTATGTTTCTTTTTTTACGTATGTAAGAGGTAATTAAAGAATAACTTTCTGTCAATACTTTGTCAATTCTCATTCATTCAGAAATGTGATGTAACTCACAAAGATATCTTGCAGGCATGATACTAAAAACCAAGAAAAAAAACATAAGAGCACACGCTAAAGCGTGATAATACTGTACAAAAAACAAACAAAAAATTCCGTAGGAAAAAATTATAAATTTTGTATAGAGGTAGTAACACAGGGGGTAAAAAAGTTTTTAGGGGGAGTACCCCCCCCTATTACCCCTTATATATCAAACGATGATACTCAATCTTACATTCACTTAACTAAGGAGGTGAAACATGTGAGAAAGGGTAAGGGCTAAGCATGACAGTCGCCCATAACATGCCGTACTGGAGAACAACTGTTATAACAGTGAACGTCTCCGGGGCACAAGTAATCCTGTAAAGGGACCTTGTGTAAAGCCAGATGTGTGGTTTCAAGCACCGCTGGTTACGTCGTTCTTGAAAACTCTTACCGATGATTGTCCTAGGTAAGATGTAGGCTGAAAGGACATTCCTAGTGGCACCTGATGGTAATGGTGCTAAAGATTAAGGAGTCTACCATGATGGTAGTATTCTTTAAAGACTTCAATGAAGCCACGAACTATGCAAGTGGGTTCATTGGAACCGAATATAGAGCAACAGTTAACCCGTGTAAAAACGGGAGCTGGATGGTATCTATAGAGAAGCTTTAATTAGCTTCTCGGTTCCCGGAACTGATATGCTTCCGTTAAAGCTGTGAACCGAAAGGGAAGAACAGTGTATATCAAAATAAGATAAATTGCTCTATCTTATTTTTTTTCAGTCGATGATGGTCATTCTCGACGCATTGGAGAATGTCATCAATGCCGGTGCTAGCGGCATTAGTGCAGTATCAAGCACTATTGCAGCTGGTGCCATGGCAGCAACAAAATTCTCTGAGGAGTATATGCTCCGCAGTGAATTTGAGACTACCAAGCAGCTTATAAAAGCTGCTAAAAAGGTAGGCATGGATGTGGATGAGTTTCAAAAACTCAATGCCACTATCCATGTGAAGTTGCTCAAATAGCATTGGTGACATTACCGCTTGTATCAGCGGAATATAAATAGATCCAGGAAAGGAAGTACTCAACTATGTTGAGTCCCTGGGTAGGTAGGCTGTTGGCATAACATTAAGTTGATCGCATCCAGCTACCTACTAACCGTTTTTTTTCTTTATAAAAAAAAACAAATACAAGCTAGTTCCTAAAGGAACTAGTCATAATTCTAGTCTTATTACAATATTCATCGTTTGATATTTCTTACAAAAAGAAACAATATTTAATTCATACGGTGAGTCTATAACA